ACCCCCTTGCATCCGGATTCCCAGCCGGCCATGTATACTTTCTTAACAGTATCAACATCAGCATCGCTGGGCAAATTGGTTGTGTTTGATATTGCATGACAAACCCACTTTTGTGCTGCAGCTTGCACTTTAACTTTGGCAACCCAGTCAATGTCGCTAGATGTAGCATTATGATAAGGAGACTTAGCAGGATCATATTTTCCAGATATATCCATCCAATGCTTAAAGCTATGGTGATATACATCATACTCTTGCCAGGCGTCGCCTGAATCATCTACGAAATCAACATGTGCATTTGGGTCTGTGTCTTGATTGATCTTTTTTCTTCGTGTATACTTCAAAAGATAAGCAGGCTCAATCCCTGATGTCGTTTGTGTCAAGACGCTGACAGATCCCGCGGGTGCTGTTGTTGTCAATGCTATGTTTCTTCTTCCATGTTTTCTATTTAACTCATAGATTTCTGGATCTGCTTCCCAAATTCTTTCAAGAAATGGGTGACCTCGTTCTTTGTCATGATTATGAATTTCAAATGGGCCCCGCTCTTTAGCCAAGAAACAAGAAGACTTGTAAGCATTAATAGCTAAATTTTTGTAAAGATTTTCAACAGTTGTTATAGACTTGTTTGACCCATAAGTAATACCCAAAGATGCAATTGTATCCCCAACAGCAGTAACACCTAAACCTGTTCGGCGGCCGCGGAGAGCTTGATCTTTTATATTAATCCATAAGTCTCTCTCGATTTGCTTAACATTATCAGGCTCAGGATCACTTTCAATTTTAGCTAGTATCTTGTCAACTTGTTCTACTTCTAGATCTATCATATCATCCATAAGGCGCTGAGCTTTTTGAACAACTTGACCCATTTTATCAAAATCAAACTTTGATTTATTGGTAAAAGGATTAGACACGAAAGATTTTAAATTGATTACCATGAGGCGACAACTATCATAGGGCGATAAAATAATTTCGCCACATGGATTTGTAGACTTAGAACCGAATCCTTCATCTTCATATATGTCTGACGGTGTCATTTTCTTAGCATTATCCCAAAATAGAAGTCCGGGTTCAGCACAAGCATGTGCTGATTCAATTATCTCGTCCCAGAGCTCTGTAGCACTTACCATTTCTGATACTTCAGGTTCTTGAGAATCTACAGGAAATCTTAATTCGAAATTATTGTCATTCTTGACGGAATTTAAAAATTCATCTGAGAGTCTTATTGAAATATTTGCTCCCGTTACTCTCGTTAATTTTCTTTTAATCTTGACAAAGTCTCTAATTTGAGGATGATGTACAGAGATTGTGAGCATAAGCGCACCTCTGCGGCCGCCTTGTGCTACTTCCCTGCATGAATTTGAGTATCTATCCATAAATACTTCTATTCCGTCTGTTGTTCGAGCACAGTTTCCTGTTGATAAACCTTTAGGGCGAATTGATGACATGTCAAATCCGACTCCGCCGCGGCGCTTAGCAATCTGTACTAACTCTTGATCTGTCTTGAGAATGCCGCCATATGAATCATGCGGAGGTTCTATGACAAAGCAATTGGATAAAGACTGAATCTGAAAAGGATTGCCAATGCCTGACATAGGGGAACCTTGTGGCACTACATATTTAAAGTTTTTTAGAAGCTCATAAATCTCATTTTCAGACATGGGATTTTCATATTTCTTTTCAATTCTAAAAAATTCGGCTGCCATCCTTCGATGCATATCATCAGGGGTAGACTCATGTATCTTCCCTTCTTTGTCAGTTAACGCATACTTTGTAATGAAAACATTGGCAGCTAGTTCATCACCATCGAAGTATTCTAAAGATTTTCTGTAAGCTGCTTCAAAGTCTAACGTCATTGTAATAATACCTCAGTCTATTTCTTGTTTGTGCTTCCCACACTTCTATTTCCTCTTTCAAGTTGCTCCATGGATTTCATATAATCTGAAAAGTTCACAGACTTAAAAACGTTAAAGCATGGCAAAACAATCAGCTGAACTGGTAATTTTGCGCCTGTTTCAATATTGGTTTCTTTTTCACCAATGTTTACTAAATTTACAAATACTTCACCAGAATAACCCGGGTCTATTACGCCTGCCCGGGTCACTAGACCTGTTTGAGTTATACTGCTTCTATCTCTGATGAGCCCAACACAATGCATAGGTATGTTTATTCTTACACCTGTGGGAATAGCAGTCGTCTTTTCCCCAAAAGCAGTCCACTTATGTCGACTGTTTAATAATATGGCAGGGCCCATGTTATAAAGATCTATGCCAGCTGACTCGCCGCTATAAGCTGTACCATATGTGTGAGGATCTAGTCCCAATTGCTGAAATACTACTTGAGCAATTTCTGTAAGGCATATTTTAATCTCTAGCTGGTCCATTTACTTCTTTCCATTTTTGTCTTAATATGTCTTTCATTTCCGAATCTGTCTGTCGGACAGCTTCATCAAGTGTCAAAACAGACTCATCAAGTATTTCAAAAGTACTTCTTGCTGTGTCTATGCTTAGAGGAAATACAATTCCATCTTTGCCGGCCCTATTTTTTGCTATAAAAAGTCTACCTGCTTTTGTAGCTTTTTCAGTAGGCTTTCTAGAGATAGAAACAACAACATCAGCTACCATAGCTTTACCGTACGCTTCTGACATATTTTCAAGGCCTACAATATCCGACTTAGCAGACTCTCGATTTGCCTGTGATGCTGTCCAAATAGGGACGCTGAGTTCCATTGCAAGATTTCTTAGTTCTTCATATATCAATTTTAATTCATGCCTCAATGAATCATAAGATTTCGTAGATCTCATAATATCAGCATAATCTATAATGATAACAGAAGGTATAAAACCTTTTAGCATTAATTTTTCAATATGATTTCTAATTGTTATAGCAGACGCAGATCCTGTTGGGTATTCTTTGATAATCAATCGACCCAGCTCCATTTTTTCATATTTTTCTAAAACAACTTTTTTTCTGTCTTGGACTTCGCTTGAGTCAATAGCACATAAATTTGAATCATAACGAAGGCCCACAGCATGCTCTGTAAGTTCGAATGTATAGTGTAATACATTTTTTCCCACGCGCATTGCATTAGCACCCATAGCCACAAGCCAGTGTGATTTTCCCACACCGGTGTTAGCAGTAACAACCCCTATCTCTCCTCGGCCGAGACCTCCGTGAAGAATCTCTTTTGTGTCTATTTTTGGCAAACCTGTTGGGCAAGCTTGCCTGTTTGTTTTGACAAAACGTGATTCGGCATCTTCAAAAAAATCATGCCCGGTGGTAGATGGTAACCCTACTGAGACTGCCTTTCTCATAATTGATAAAACAGACTCAAAATTTTCTGTCTGGATTTGTTCAACTGACTCTTCTAATGCTTCTTTGAATGCTTGTTTTCTGCAAAAATCTAGTGTCTTGTCTTTGACATATCCCAAATCTGCAGAATGAGGATTTGCCTTAATTCTATGAAGAAAGGCAACTATTTGATCTCGTAAAATTGTATCATCTTTTTGAGATAAATCCTCTTTGATAATTGTAACTAATAATCCTAACGTTGGAAAACACTTATATTTTGTATAGTACGAAAAGAATCTTTCAGACAAATATTGAAGATAACTTACTTCAAAAAAAGTAGGATTCATAATCTCAACCATCTGAGCTGCCCAATCCTTGTCAGACATAAAAGACTGAAATATCTTTTCTTGAAATGACTTTCCGTACCTGCCAAAATGGGGTGATGTGATTTCGTTTACGGCTTGCATGCCATTATCCTCTTCTTAAATTTGCAACGAGTGATACATAAAATCCGTCTACATCAAAATTCTTTATTCCACTTTGTGAAAGCGCTCTTATTAGAGACAACTTGTTTCCCGCGGGCATCTTAGAATCTAAGGAAAAGTTTATTTTTTCTAATTGCATATATGAAAGATTTTTTATATCTAAGTACATTAACTTCCAGTTTGTCTTGGGTATTTCTTGATTTTCATTAATACTAGTATAAATCTTAAGGCTACTATTTTCAACTAAGTTTAAAGAATCTTTGATAATATCATTAACACTTACAAAATTATCTTCTTGCATTTTTGGAAATCGTTTAGACAACGATGCAAAACCAACCCTAGGGACACCGGGTAGTCCGTCAGATGGATCCCCGACAAAGCAACGAGCAGTACAAAAATTTTCTACACTAATTCCAAATTTTTTCTTTACATCTTTGAAACTGATAAATCTCTTTTGCCCAGGAGACCATTGAATTACCCTTTTTGATAAAAGTTGATACATGTCTTTATCAGACGACACTATAACAGCACGATTATTATCTAATTTATATTTGACAAAATATCCAATTACATCATCAGCTTCACAGTCATCAGCATAGACTTGTCTGACAGGACAATTTTTAAGTAAACTGATAATTTGTGTTATCTGATTGTCTCGATTTTCAATAGTGTCAGGAATTTCTCCGCTATAGTATCTATTTAGTTTTTGAGGGCGGCGGCCTTGCTTGTACTCTGGAAAAATTTTTCTTCTTCTAGCAGAGCCACCGCCTTCCCATGCAATTATAATTTGAGATGGGCCTATTCTCTCAGAAAGTAAACGAAGTGATTTTAAAAATCCAACTACCCCTCCTACATGATCACCTGACTCATTCATAGTGGGGTTTACAACAAAATGCCTCATGAACAAGTTAAGACCGTCGACTACAAGCACTGGGCGTTTTGGCATTAACCCTCCGGATCAACTATGGCACTTTCTATTTCCAAAGAAGCTGCTCTAACTTCTTCATAAGAATCACTATCAAAGTCTTCACTTTTATTACTTGACATAATTCTAACCATTGTCTTTTCAAGGAGCTCATCGCAATATGATGAATATTCTGGATCTTCTAAAACTTGATCAAAATCTGCTTTATAGAATTTCTTTTCAACAAGTACCTCGCCAGTGGACACGTTTGCAACAGACAAAGTCTTCCAAGATCCTGAGCCTGTTACACTTATGACTTTTCCGTCTATTTCTTCAGGACCATTTTTTCTAAGTAAGTCAAATATCTGCTCATGCTCTTTAATGCCTACACCAAAATGAATTTCAAAATTTGCTGTCCTAAATGGAGGCGCAACTTTATTTTTGATTGTCTTGGCAGACACATTAATGCCTATCACTTCTTTGTCTTTATTTTCAATCTTTTGGCCGGCCCCTAATTTAATACGTACAGATGAATGAAAGGGAATTGCTTTGCCACCGGGAGTTGTCGTTGGATCACCGTACATAACACCAATCTTAGTTCTGATCTGGTTGAGTATAACAAATAATACGTTTTGATTAGCAATTACACCAGTTATCTTTCTCATCCCTTTAGATATTGCTCGTGCCTGTAGACCTATTGATTCTTTGTCATAATCACCAATAAGCTCAGCCTTCGGAGAAGAAGCAGCAACAGAGTCCCACACAATTGTAATAGGGACATCCTTATCCATTGCCTTAGCTTTTAAAATAGTAGCCTCAGCAATTGACAAAACCTCTTCTGTACAGTGTGTATCAACATACACAAATCTTTTGGTAATATCTACACCAAGCAATCCAAGATTTTCAACAGATGTTGCATTTTCTGTGTCTATATACACAACGATGCCACCCATCTGTTGAGTTGTTCTAGCAATCTGGATTGCAATATGAGACTTTCCAATCGAGGGAGGACCAAATATTTCTATGATTCTTCCCTCTGGAAGACCACCGTCTTTTCGATTTGCTATAATATAGTCTAGCTGCTTAGAACCAGTACTAATCCACCGTTTTACATGGGTGGGAGATTCATCATATGCAAGATTGTAAGCAACTCTTGATCCGTGCTCTTTATTAAGAGACTTAATCAAATCGTTAGTAAAATCATTCGCTTCACCTTTCTTAACCATAAATTCACTCCTGTAAGGTAAATGTATGCTTTATGATACATGTGTACAGCATCAAAGTAATAAAAAGGCGGCTTGCGCCGCCTTTTTTTTTAAATGTCTTCTAAGTCGGCGAAAGCTTCATCTAAGCTCTTATATTTTTTTGATGAATCATTATCGCTAGATACAGAAGAAGTTGATGTTGTACTAGACTCTGTGCTAGTCTCTGAAAGGTCACTACTGGTTCCGCCTCTTGAGGTGTAATTGTCAGAAGTCTCTTCAGTGTCACCAGATAACCAGCTATTTACAATATTTTCAAGCTCTTCATATGATTTAAGGGAGTACATATCGTCGAGTGATGGAATTGAGCTAATCCAAGAAGAAGCAGTATCTGTATTGTCAGACAAAACGCTGCTTTTTCCTCGAGGACGTACGTCAGTAGATGCCCACATTCGTCCAGGTGCTTTAGTGCACACAACCTTCACGTCTCGGCCTTCGAGAGGATCTGTGATATCTCCATAATCTTCATCGAGCATAATATTCAAAAGTGTTTGATACACAGTTTTTCCAAATGCCCATACACGAATCCCCTTATCCTCTTCGCCCCGAACAAGAACAGGAGCATAAACTCTCATCTTTGGGTAAAGTTTCTTAGCAAGATCGTACGATTCCTTAGAGGCATCTTCACGAAGCTTGTTAATAAGCTCTTGAATAGGATCAGGCTTTCCAAACTGATGTGGTGCTAAAAGACCGGGATTGTCCCCGATATTATAATAGAACCACCTCTCTTTAAAAGGTTGCCCATCATTGTCTGGGAATGAAAGAAGTCTAACTGTTGCTTCTTCACCTTCTTGTGGACGCCACATCGTGTTCCTTTTAGATGTTGCCCCAGAAAGTTTATTAAGTTTTGCGCGAATTGCGTCTAAGTCAAGTGCCATTTTATCTCCTTTAAATATTTAAATGTGCAAATGTTTTGGTTACCTAAATAGTTTAGGTCTTTAGTAATAAATGTTCAAATTTAAGTTAAGTCATTAGCATTTTGTTGAAGAACTATAAGACTAGAATAAGGTACTTCACTCATGTCTTTTCCGCATATTAAAGTTGCTAAGTCTGGCTTGCCTAGTTTATATTCTATTTTATACAAAATGCCTGTAGTGTTTTTCTCTTTTGTGTCTTTGTATCTATCTCTTATATAAGATAATACAAAGTCTCCTAGTAATGGCTTGAGTACTACATTCTCTTCCAGCTTACTCGGATTTAGAAATAGTTTATGACATATGCCTTTTGGGACTGTGTGTGTTTTTTTTAAAGTAGAAAAAGTTGATTGGCTTGCGTCTTCGACAATCAAATCACTGTGTCCTACTACTAAAACATTGCATAAACAAACTGTTCCTGCCTTCTTTCCATCTTTTCCTATCTCGCCTCCGAAAACTGCTACTAAATCTTTAACTTCAAAATGGTGACTTGGGGTGTCACCCATTTTTAGAGTTCTTCTTTTCAACTTTTGAAGATGGAAACTTAGGTCTTAAATTTCCAGGATAGTTCGCGTTGGAAGCCCCAAGAGGAACAGTAGCACCGGCGACGCCGCCCATTGATATCTCTTTTTCAGGGCGACCTTCTGTTTCATCAGGCTCAACGAGCAATTCTTCGTCGGTGGATTTTTGTGTTTCTTCTTCTAAAAGAAGCTTTATAAAGAGTCTTAAGGGATGCATATCCTTAAGTATCGCTTAAGATACACATGTTCTTGCATATTGCACAACTGAAGATAGCAATTGCTTTTGATTTCCGTAATAACGAGACTCTTCTAAGTGTAATCCTTGAGAAACTAAAATTGCAGTCCACTCTTCTTGTGTTAGCGATATTCCAAAGTGTTGTAGCAAATATAATGTCCGATGACCCACATTCATCCTGGCACAGTTTTCATTAAACTTGTAAGTCTGCCCTAGTTTCTCTCTGTGCCAATCTGAATCTTGATGTATATACATTTCGTGCTCTAAGTCACCTATCCTGCCTAACTCATGTACTAAACAGACTTTTACAGCAGACATAGCAATATCTTTACTTGCTAAAGATTTAGCTTTTTGAGCAACTTGAAGTGAAAATTCAATCATTCTACCAGGCTTGCCTCCCTTTTCTTCTAAGTGAGACAGTGGGCATACAGCCATTCTTTCGCCTAAAGCATCAAACATTTGTTCGATCTTACTAGAATCAAAAACTTTTTTTAGCAAGCTGAAATACTTTTCGTAATGTTCTAAAATTAAATCGTTATCCATATTAAAATAGTATTAAATTTGACCTAATTGTTCAACTTACATTACATAAACTGTAATATCGTAATTAGAAGATTGTCCGAACTGAAGGCCGCCCTGAAGGTTTAAGAAACCTGCATTAACAGCAGCAGTAAGAGTATGCGCTAAAAATCTTACACCATTTTTTCTATCAAGCTCTCCAAGATTAATCGCGACCATTGCTCTAGAGTCATTTTCTCCTTTCGCAATATCAGATACTTCTCTAGCCCCAACATATGCTCTTGACATAAGAGAATTAGTATGAATTGCCATATTAATAATCTTTAATGTTTGATCTAAGTCTGATCCTGATACTTTTTTTGCAATTCCTAAGTCTTGTAGAAGACCTTTTGGATCTTTGGCTGCTCGCGAGCCGGCATCAGAAACGAAACGCTTTGATCTGCCGCCAGATCCGAATGCGCCCTTTGTACTAATCATACCCTTGACAGATCTTTTTTTCTTGGGTGTTTTCTCTTTTTGTTTATCTACTGTGTCTTCTGATGAGTCTGCTTCTTCAGATAGTAAATTTAGAATAGATTTTCTTATAGTTTTTCTAAGTCTTTTTTCCATATATCTAAATATCAAATCCTGTGACTTTTGCTTCAAATTTCCAATCTCCGACCTTTAAAGTAAGAATTCTATTTTTTGTAAGAGTATCGGATGTTTTTTTGTCGCAGTCAACAATTAACGCGTCGTGTATAATGTATAGCGGAATTGCCCCTTCTTTATTATGCTTGCACCACTCAGAAAATGCTAATATAGATATCTCAGCTGCTGAGCTTTGAAGAAAATAGCTTATCAAAAGTCTTTGATCATTTTCTGGAAGGAAAATTGGTCTTCCTAAAACATTTCTTAAGTTACTGTTTCTTTGACTGTTTTTCAAAATGCTTTCTAGATTATAGACATCAAAAAATTGCTTTGTTTCTCTAATGATAACTCTAGGACTAATAGAATCAGGGAGCGATTTTTTTAAATTCTCTGGGGACTGACCATATAATGAACATAAAGTTATTAACTTTGCTTGATCACGAGTAACTTTCCCTTCTAAGATTACTTTCGAAATGTGATCATACACATCAGTAATAGAATCTTTTCCCTGCATATGCAAGGCAATTTTGGGCTCTGCTGATATCAGATCTATTTGTAAGATTTTTCCGGAAGAAAACGAACTCTTAAAAGCTTTTCTTGATTTACTGGGCAATGTTAAAATTTGGGGCCCAGATGTAACAACTAGACGACCGGTTCTGCTTCCTAACATTCCGTACTCTGTTTTTTTAGCTTTTCCGTCTGGTCCAGGCATTAGCTCTAACATTCTTTGTCCTGTAGGAGCATGTGCTGTTTTTGTGATAATGTCACGTAAAATGAGTTTATCAACAATAGGTGCAGATAGCTTTCTAAGGAATCGCTTCATTTCTAAATAGGAAACAAGGTACTCTTCGTTCTCCTTGCAACAGAGGACATTCTGGAGTGTTTCTGTTATACTCTGGAAGTGGTTCTTTACCGTTTCTGCAGGAATTGCCCTTATTAGTTCCATTTCAGACAAACCGAGAATTTTTTTTATGCTACAGTAACTTTCTGGAAAAACCCTGGCATTTGCACCCGTTAGTTTTAAAAAGCCTATACACTCATCATAAAACTCATTATCTGAAAGAATTATTGAAGAAGCAGCTGTTGTATCAACAGATGATATCTTTATCTTGTCAAAATTTGATGTCTGTAATTTTACATCCATATACAATTAAAACAGTTTACTTGAAAAAGTACAGTATGATTACTCTAAATTTTTTGCGTAAGTCCCTATTATCTGTCTTAATGTTTTATCAATCGGAATATCTATATCGCTATTTTGGACTTTTGTAAATTTACACTTTGTCTTAAAACCGCCAGGTTCAACAGTATGCTCTACAGCGCCCACCATATAGACACCGTCGACGTCTGTCCCTGTGCCTATGTCTAAGTAATAAGTCTGTCCATTGGCCAAGTAAGGACACCCTAACATATCAGCATCAGCCTCTACTGGCATGGTTGTAAAACTAGAAGGATCTTCTCCTTCTGCACGTGCCACACCTGCTTTCATGAGTTCACTTCCACGTTTCTTTGAAGACGTTCGAAGGCTTTTCTCAGCTGGATTTTGTATAGTTTGAATTTGTAGTCTTTCTAGCGCAGTGTTGGCTCCTCCGTAAATGATAGTTGGCTGCAGCTCAGTCAGCATTGACTTTATCTTTATGAAGTCAGGCTGCACAACCATAAAATTATCTCCAACCTCTGTAGCAAATTGTGCGCCTGTGTAGCCCGAGAGCTTTGCAGTCAAAGAGCTGTCAATAGGTAAGACGACGTTTGCACCGTCTGGTCCTAACTTTTCTAAATACTGATCGTAATTAGCTCCGTGATTAGAGCAGTAAGGATATCCGCCGGGTGTTGCGCCCAGTTTGGTCATGTCCGCGGAATTATTTCGTTTGCTAGGCTGGAAAACCATGCCTTTTCCCAAAGCTTCAAATATATCTTTAAATACTCTTTGGCCCGGGTCGATTGTTTTCTCATCATAGACGTGTATTTTCAGAATCGGAGCACCTACGGCGCCATACTCAGTAACAGTTTCTCTACTGGGTACAACTTCTGTTTTAATAGAAAGTCTGACTGGTGAAAAAGTGCTATCCAGGGGGTTTTCTGAGTCATAGATAGTTTTCATATTTGCATTAATCTTTCCTCTTGATGGCCCTCGTCCGTATGCTCCTACTGTTTTGTTTGATATTAAAACTTCAAGAAAAGACACAAAATCCGAGATAGACATATTGTTATTTCTTTTCATAATGTCTTTTACACCCTTCTCAAAATCGCTCATTAAGATGGGAAAAGATGCAAGATTGAAATCGTGGGCGCCGCCGGCATTGTGATTACAAGCATAAAAAATTGTCTGGATTTCTCGAGGTGTAGAAGATATGCGAAGTGGGCTTATCATAAACCAATGAAGTAACTTCCCCAAAGAAGCGTAAGTAGAGTTCTTACCGCCGCCGGCTCCTGGGCCCGGTTTTTTGTGGTTATTACCAAGACAGGCCGGTCTTAAAAAAGGATCAGGCTTTTGTTTAAATTGACTTAGTAAAGCATTGAGTGCTTTTATGCCGCTAGGCGGGGATTTGGGAGAGTAGGTTCCGTCATGTCTAAAAAAAGCTTTCTCCATCACGGCTATATCTTCTTCACTTACAATTTGTTTTTCTTCAATCGCATCGAGAAACTTTCGTATCGCCATCTTGGCCTCGAGCGTATCAGGAATATAACCAGTGCCATCTACAGTCAACGACGGCAAAACGGTCTGGATTAGTGCGGTGCCTTTTTTACTGCCGCCTGCTGTTTGAAAAAGAGCAGATGATATAACAGAATTTGTTCTACTCAGCAGGCCTGAATATGCATCTGCAGGGGTGTCTTCATCGCTTGGTCCAGAAGTTATTTGTCTTACGTGTTTGTCTAGACCCATTACAGAAGTCTGAAGGTCTACATCAATTGATATTTCGCCTGAGTCTTCGAAACTAAATCTCACATTATTAGGTTCGTATACTTTAGTAACCTTCATTAAGCCTAAAATATCACCAAAACGTGCGCTAGCGTTAGCATCTGACGGTCTATCCAGATGAAGCACAGACGGGTGTGACCATCCGTAAGTTACACAAATTTGAGTTGTATTAAATGCAGAGGGTGAAACTAATCCAGAAATTTCTCCCAAACGACTTCGATCGTGTAGTTTGAGTCTTAGAGATGCAATTTCATCAACAATGGCCTTGTATCCGCCGGCACCAGAAGATTTTGAGTCTGTCTGACTTTTTAGCAGAGTTTTAGTTTTAAAAGAAAGTACACTCATAAAAGGTCGAAATGGATCTTTGATTCCAGATGACATGGCTGTGTTATGAATACCATTTTTTTCAAACGAAGTAGAATTCCTATCAGCATTTACTAATGATTGTGGCCACGTGAAAAGATCCATACCACCAATAGCAGAAAATTGAGATGCACCAATATCGGCCTGCTCCTGAGTCAGTTTGGTGCTCTTTCCGTTAGGAAAGCCTTGCCATTCTGCTAAGGCCATATTCTCCAATCCTTCAGACCAACCTCCTGCTGGGTGAGCGTGGACATCTTTAGCAAGATCGCCTAATATCCACTTGTATGAAGACATAGGGGGTGAAGGAATGGTTTCAGAACCTTCATCGGCCTCGTGAGGCTGATATGAAGCTAAAATCGCTACTTCCAAATAGGGTACGCAGAGGTTCATTTCTGATGGTGGGATTCCGTTGAGGAACAAAGAGACAATATCACTTTGTGTGTGAGATGGAGAGCCCGCGGGTGGAAATATTTGAATTGCTGTGCACTTTGGAAGTGTTTTTGCCATATCATCGTCTAGATTGGGCATCATATCTGCTGTAGTAAAATATGCGAGCTCTGGTGACCCTGCGCCCTGGAACACAGCTGGGGCGCTGCCGAGAGCCTTTCCATAACCTGCATGAAGCATACCCATAGCACCGTCACCGGACAGCTGTTCGACTTCGACATCGAATTTATCAGGATAGACAAGCATTGGCCCTGCCAATGATAGCACGGTGTTTTCATTGAGTGCGATGTCGTCGCCGAGGCCATCTCCGGACAGAAATTCAACATTTTCTTTTAGAATGCCGGCTGTTGTAGGGGTAGATTCTCCCGAACCACAGATAGCACTAAAAGTTCCCTGGAGTCTACTAAGACTATCTTCTCCAGCGCTATCAACCGTGTCTACGACTTCTTCTCCGCCTCCGATCCATTCCGGCCATTCCCACGATCCACGGTTGACCATGGTAAATTGGCCAGGTGGCAGGTTAGAAATACCAATTCCGCCCGTTCCGTTAATGCCATAAAAGCGTCCTAACTGAAGCACAGCCTTTCTAAGTCTTGATTTCGGATAATCTTTTGGCACTATGCAAGACTCTGTATGTCTATTATATTCTTCGGTATTTTGATGATAGTGCCTGGTGGAGTTTGCATTGCCCAACCAATATTACTGCACGCTGCAATTACCCACCAGAGACGGCCGTCTCCCCATTCACTTGCAGCTATTTGGTCTAACCTTTGTCCAACTTTGAGTGTTAAAACTTTATATGGTATTTGTCCGGCGCGCATGCGTTTTCTTATCTCAGAAACAACTCGAGCTGTTTTCAGTATTGTTCCGCCTCTTATCGGGGTATCGTTTTGGTATCTTGAAAATGACATTTGCTATTATCCTGGTGGTTCCACCACTGGAGGAAGATAAGATATTGCAGCCTTAGCTTTATCCTGTACTTTTATAAGTTTCTCGTCAGCCGAAATAAAGTCATTAGAGTTCTCCATAGATTGAACTCCGACAGGATGTGACGGTGCAAACATTTGGCCGAATTCGTCCAGACCAAGTGGGAAGTCGTGAACTGGTGCAAATGAAATTGTTACGTCGACGACTTTGGGTGCTCGAAGCCCTTTATCTTGGGCACCTTGCTCGAATGTGGTTCCCCAAAGCTTATCATTATAGCCTAGCGACATTTGCTGAATAAACCCGGCAAGGCCTTTTCCTCCCGAGGATTTAAAGGCTCTTATAAGCGGATTGCCGTCGCCTAAGAAGGTTCCCAATTCTTCCGAGGATCTGCCGTCAGCCCCACCAAGGGCATCAACTTCCGCGGTGGCAGCTATGAAATTTGCCCCTGCTGGGCCGAGGCTGGCGTGGTGCTCGTTAGCAAAAGCGTCAATATTTTCTGCAGTCATGAATTCAGTTAATTTCCATGCAATAGGACACTCGCCGAGTGTGTCTCTAGCAATGAAGACGAGCATTGTGGCTGCTGGAGGGAACGGAGGCGGAAAAGTCGGTCCGGCATCGGCCATGTTCGCATCAAAGAACTCTAAAAGAGGCTCTCCGCCTAACGCCATTGCTGATACTCTATCTACAATCACCTCAGCGATATTGATACTCCATCCAGCTACAGATCTTTCCACTTCTTCTTCGGCGTTGATGGGGTCTGGGACGTTTATTTTTCCTACTTCAATCAAAGTTTCAAGCGTTGCTTTTACAGCGTGGCGACAGACAAATGTAACCAAATTAGTTTTCTTTGAAGGAGGTATTGACAGCGACGGCATGCCGCCGCCGGTGCCATCGACGGTACAGTAAACAACTGTCCCTTTCTTAAGAACAACTGGGAAGGCCTTGATGTCGTCTTTGATGTCCAAAACTTGCGGGAGTGGAATGGGATCCACCAAGATGAGACCAGCGTCTGAGGTGAGTTTACCGGATTTCATAAACGTAAAGTCCAAAGAGCTTTTGTATTTTCCTCTGATCCTTTTTCTTGATGAGTTTAACGTGCTTATAGCAGTTGCAAATGCTTTCTGGTCCTCAGCAGCGATTTCAGGAGGTGCTGTGAGCGTTTCAGCACCTCCGAAAATTCTTTCAAATGATCTTTGCGAAGAGTTTGATCCTAAGACATCGCCAAGACGGATTCTCACTAAAGGTGAAGCTGCAACTGTCTGAGAGAAAGGTTGTATAAATGGCTTTCCGTCGGACATGACGCGTTTAATCCCTCTGTCTCTTTGTGGATAGCACATCGCGACTAATCTATTAATAACATACCACATATACTCATGGTCAGGTCCGTTCATCGCGACGAGAGTAAATGTAAACCCTACATTTCTTGTAGTCTTAGTGTAAATATGAACAGGATCTGTTCTTCCAAACCCGTGTGAAGTCCCGTATTCAGCATTAAAATCATCTTGTATGTCTGAGACAAACGCAGGCAAAGAAATAATCTCATTTGTTCTCACATCATGAATAGAAAAGGGAACGTACTCCCCGTCAATTCTTGATTCTACTTCTTCGAGCTCTTCAGGAGTCATTCTTCTTGCAGCAGGAAGCTCTTCGACACCAGCAATAATTCCGTTGGGATTATTTATGTCGTTCAGATCAGATATTGACGCGTTTATACTAATATCACTCCACGGGCCGACGAAGAGTGCAGAATTAAATGTATGTAAAGAATGTGTACCGACGACTGTTCCAGCAGGATTGTGCCATCGTGTCATAAGAGTTCTGTTTCCAGGTGTGAGTCTTTGCTCAACAGACTGTCTTTGAAGAGGTATTACTGTTCCTCCGTGTGCTATTTGTCCTGGATTTCTTGATTGTCGATGGAGCCATCCAATCCAAGCTGACAGGAAGAAAAAGCGTATTGTTTTACTAGTAAATATTGTTTTAATAAAAGCTAGGGCAGATGTAACATTGTTTGCGCCACCTGATCCACCGATTCTATTGAAAGCGGTTGCTACATCGTCCCAGTCGCCCATCACACGTCTAGACATAACTACATAGAAACCCGGGCCAAACATAAGATTGATAAGTGCTTCAACAATATCACCCATAATGTCAGCAAACTTGCCACCGGTGAAAGGTACGCCGTATAACACAAGAATACCTACAAGGATATCAAAGAATCCAAATTCGGGCATTCTTGGAATTCCAAATATTTGCAAAAATTTTGCTACAAACCCACGACCCTTGACAGGAGCCCCGCTGCCGAACGTCATATTCCACGGTTCTTCAGGTATATTTCTATTGCCTTGGCCTGGTATAATGAGGAGTATCGACATTGCAAGAGTAAAGATAAAGCCCATGACGGCCATGAATAGCATGCTTGTAATTGCTGCGAAGACCATACCCAAAGAAATAAAGTCGCCAAAAGGCTCAGAGGGGTTGTTTAAGTTACCGTAAGAGCTGCCGCCGGCTTTCGAACCGAGATTGTTTGGGTCTGGTAAAAAGTCTGCTGCGGATTGCTTGTTTGGCCCGTTTGATCCGTAAGATTTGACAGCAATAATATCATCGTCAGCAGAGCCTTTCCACACAGCGCCAAAAGCACCCGCTGCTTTCGTGGCACGGATTCTTAATTTATCAATGGGTAAAAGATTTCCTTCTCCAACGGAGATCCCGAATATATGTGGCCCGCCGGATTGGAGCCCGAAAGGCTTTATAATCATGGATGCTGCAGCGAGACCAAAGCCTTTATCATAGATGTCCTGAGCAGCTGACTTGGCTGTGGCGTCGTCTGCATTTGATGCTTTGAGCAGCAACTGAATGGCTGCTTTTCTTAGACCGCGGACAGTTACAGATGTCCCTTTTGGATCGAACTTACCAAAATTGCCGTCTTGAAGTGAGAATAGGTGACCGGGTTCCCCTCCCTGTCCGCCAGTTAAGGCAGCTTCTCCATCTCTATTTTGTCCATTAACAAAAGGTGAATTCTTTCCTGGGGAGTACTTGTTTTCTGTATTCATCATTATTTGTACTAATTCATGAACACCGTGACTTACACCTCCAACTGGACTTGTATCACCTACCTCAAGGCCCTTATCCCAATACCCAGGATCAGATTTAGCCCCGCGGGCTGGGCCTGTGCCTTTTTGATTTCTTAGCATCACAGAACCCAACTTATCAGGTTGAGCTCCTGTTTTATCAAGTATACCACTTATACTTACATTCTCTTCGGTGTTATCTAGATACCCTGAGGTTGTTCTTAATGATGGTAATGATTTACCTCGTGCTGATCCTTCAGGATGCGAAGCGGTTTCATCTAGATAAACTTTGGTGCCAATGGCTTTACCGAGGGTGTTCCCGCGGGTGCCCGGAACAGTCATGCCTTGTGTATCTGTAGGGCTGTATGTATTGCTAGCTGCGATGTTATCTTGGGCATATTGAGAAAATGCACCCAATGCGGCCATGGAAATATCTGTTTGTCCTACAGCAGCTGCTATTGCACCTTCATCAGGGCCGCCTGGTATAGAGTCTTGTCCCGCGGAATAAGTTGGAGGGAACAAATCAGCGGCATAGCCAGAATCAGTCTGCGCAGGAGTCTCCATTCCTAAATCTGCCAGAACTTCACCCAATGTCTTTTTAGGCATTAGTTTTCTTCTCCCATCTGTCTATTCTTAACAACTTACTCTTCGCTATCTGTTTCTTCTTGAGACGCTTTTAGTACGCCTTCTTTAAGTATGTCTAGAGGAGAACTCATGCCCTGCATAGACTTTGCCATTTTATTAATCTCATCAGAAAAATTTTGCTTTATTTTTGGATCTGTTATTGATTTTTGGTTCAAATCTTGTAGCGTCGATCCCATCTCGATAGCTTGTAACCATATGTTGTCACAAAATTCTCTAAGATAGGGATGAGCTGTTCCAAGAACACCTTCGTAAAATCCATTAATAACAGAGCCCTCTCTTTTTATTTCTTTTTCAAGAATTTTTTGGGCATCTGCTCTTTCGAAGGGTATAGTAGTCTCATGATTATTATCTTTTTTATCGCTCATTTTTTCTTACCTTGTTATTACAAATTTAGCTATTAGCCGCCTGCTTGTTTGGGTCCTGTTTGGATGTATGTCGATCCGCCATCGAGAGGTGCTGCCACAATGGCATTGCCCATCTGTTGAGCATTAACATACACAACAAACGTTGCTTCTATTTTACCTTGCTGGTGAACAACTGTTAATGCTCCACCTTGATTGACTGCTTTAGCTAAATCAACCACGCCTTTGATCTTCTTCCCAGCGAGTGATTGATCAGATAGCTGATCGATCATCTTCCGGACACCTTTCATGGCGATATCTGCTCTGTTTACTTGTGCTCTGATGTCTTTTGGAATTTGACCGAAAATTACAGGAGCAAAGCTCATCGATGCATTTAATTGTTGAAGTACTGAATTTGCCTTTACTAGAGCTGCAAGCGTGGATTGATCAGCGCCGACGCCTTTTAACATTGCTGTTGATTGTTCGATTCCGTATTTTAGGAGATCGATTCTTTGTTTCTGTTTAGATTCTCCTGGTATCGGCTTGTCAATAACAGCTGAGATGAACTGTCTAATTTCCTGGACATTGGCCATTTGACCCATAATCATACCGCTTATAACAGTTGCTGTGGCTCCGGCACCCATACCGTGTGCCTTAACAGCAGAATTCATCGCATCAGAAATAATCTTAGCAGACTCAACAAGCAATTTTGCTTGAGATTCTAGCTTTTTCTTACTTATACCTTTCAGCTTTTTCTCAAGCACCTTTAATTTAGCTGGAATACCTGATAGTGCTTCTATTCTCCTAACAGTTTCAGCAGCTGCTTCAAGTTGCTCCATTTTTTCCATTTGTGCTGCGTTAGACGTAGACTTTCCTGTACTAGCCTTTACAATTGCAATTTCAGCATTGGCCATCTCTTGTGCAGTTGTAGAAAGATTTTTGAACATATTTCTATCAATGGCCAACTTCACAGACTGCCTGGATCTGTTGGTGATGTCTTTGACAATGGCCTCTTTTTCTTTGGCAGACATCTTTTCCCAGCTGGCTTTCCCTCCCAGTTTTACAAGCGTTTGGGAGAAAAGTGCTTTGTGTTCGGCCTCGGCCATCTTCTCGAAAATATTTCCCCTCTCTGATTTCTTGAATGCATCCCTTCTAAGGGCATTCATTCCAAACTGCAGTGCCGCTTTTTGTTTTTCGAGCGCTGCTGCCTGAGCTTCGGCCGCTTCGCCTCCTTTGCTCTTGAGCGAGGCAATCTGCTTGTCCCAAAATACTACCATTTCGCTGGCTTGGTCGATACCACCAAGCTGTTTTACCATAAATTTTCTTCCAACTTGTCCGACCCTACCGCGGGCTTTAAGCATCTCGGTGTCTAGCGAGCCGGCGGCTTTATCCAACTGTTCTTTCCACTGAGCACGGATACCTGGATCGCTTAAGTCGATGACACCGGACTCAGACAGTGCTTTATTGATTGCTGCAGCCAATTCCGGGCTTTTACCGGACTTCCTGAGTTTTTTGTACATACGCGAGGCCGCTTGGTTGGCATCGTTGCCGGACAAGGAGACGGAAGATGTTGGACCGATTTCGGTCGAGTTCTTGCCGCGGTAGATGGTTTCGGAATCTTGTCTAAAACCGCTGCGTAGGCTGGCCACCGTTGCACCCCGGGTTGTCAAGTTGGCGATCTGCTTATCAGCAAAGACGGCCTCTTTATCTGCCATCCGTCGTGCATTGTTAAGAACGACGTTCAGAGCATGATCTGATGTTTTCATTTGATTCTTCATCGCATTATTAGCTGCGGAGTCTGCATGTTTAATTGCTTTTGCATGATCCCTGTATGCCCTTGACATGTCGTGGGCGGCTGCAGCGTTTTTCCCCATTCGTGAAGTTAACTTATCAGACGATTTTCCTAGCTGGTGCATTGTGTCGCGAATAGGCTCTTCAAACATCGGGCCAAAGAGCTTGTCTGTTATACCAAAAGTAACAGACCCTAGAGCTGCCTTGAATCCGGCTTTCATTTTTCTTCGCCAGCCGCCTTTGGTATTCCTAATCGCTGTTCCGAAATTGAATCCTGCCAAGCCGGCGCCGATGACTGCACCAATCGGGCCCGCAACTCTTAAAAATTTAGTTCCGACTTTAGTGAAGGTCTTGAGGAAACCGCCACCTTTGCTGAATATCCTCTTTGCCCAGGCAACAGCGCCGGCCCCGCCGGTGGTAGCCGCCGCGGCGGCTGGAACTAAGGATGATGTGCCCGCGGCAACATTGGTCGCCACCGTGGCAGTGCCTTTGGCGACCATCGCTGTGGTCATTGATTTTGAAACAGCAGCTGATACAAGACCTTGATTCACCATTGCCATGGCGATTTTTGGTGCGAAATTCATAGCTAGCCATGGAAGAATTTTTCTTGCAAGCACAACTTTAAGCATGCTGACGATTCCTCCGCCAATTGCCGGAACCATTAGCATAAGCCCAATAGTAAATCCTTCTTTTGAAAACATAGCGCCTGCCATGAATTTCATGAATTCCCACTTCATTTTAAAGACAAAAAGCATGGTGTCTTTAATACCTTCAAAGATTATTCTTTTATGTTTCCACATCCAGCCTTTCATTTTTTTGAAAAGTAGCATGACAGCTTTGCCAATGACAGGAGCAGCTCTTTTAACTGCAGGTATTAAGTCAAACTTTATAGTATTAAATAGATTAACGAATTCTTTTCCGAAGCGTTGACCCATGGCATCGCCTGCGGCGCCAAACTGATCGCCTACTTTAGAATCGCCGGACATCATGGATTGCAGTCCGTCAGTGAATGCATGAATAGTACTAGATGCCATCTTGACAGATCGCTCTAAGAGTATTAGTTTAATGTTACCGTATAATGTAACAATCGTATCCAGCGATTGCTTAAACATTTCAACAGCCTGTCCTTTGCCGCCAAAATATTTTTTCAGGGTACCCATCACGCCTTCGCCTAACTGATCTATAGCTTTGCGAGTATTGCGGCCGCCTGACAACATCTTAAAGAACACATCAAAATGTTGGTTGATTTCTCTAAGCGCAGGGCCTAACTTGGCTGGATTAAAGAAGTCTTGAAGTGCTGCAAGAAGCTGCTTCACTCCTGGGAAACTCTTAATAAAGTTTCGACCTAGTTGCTGGCCAGCTCGATCTGTCATGTGCAAGCTTCTTCGAAGATTTCTCATAACCCCTCGAAACTCCTGGGTTCTTCTAGCACCTTTAACAAATCCTTGACCCATAGCATCAAAGAATCCTTTATATTTTTTACTGCCAGATCCAAATACTTTGTCAATTTGCTTTGTTAGCTTTAATAAAACTTGTGCGGTTGAGAGCTCTTTCTTTTTATTCTTATTAGAAAGATCTTTTATCTTGTTGTAATCTCCCTCGAGATTGTTTCTAGCATACAAGATTCTCGCTTCTTTCTCAGTCATGCCAGATCGCTTAGCAAGTTCAGCAACGCGTCGACGTCCCATAGTTTCGACTGACTTACCTGTGGCTTTAAATGCTTTTTGCAGCATCATTATTCTTTCAACAGGATCCTCTTTTCTATGAAGCGCTAGCATGTCTATATGCATTCCGAAGTTTCTGTTCAAGCTTGCAACGTTTTGAGCTGCAGTGTCGAAATCATCGAAAGCACCAATTACGCCTTGGAGTGTCTTCATGTCGACGCCTAGACGTTTTGTCGCGACGGACATGTTTCCTAATTCTTGCTCAGTAAAGCCTCCAAAGTTTTTAACGTCTTCGAACATCTTGCCCATAGTAGTGCCTATTTGTTTTGCACTAAACTCTGTGCCGCGGCCCATAGTCACAGCAACTTCCGCAAAACGCTCTTGCATGCTCATGACACCATCGCCCTGTTTATAAGCGAGATTTATCATGAGCGCTTGAGCTTCTGCTGTGATTCCGAGACTACGTCGATATTTTGCGAGCGATGAATAGTTTCCTTTTAACTGTCCAGCGAGTGTTGCATAAGTTCCGCCGAGGGCTTCTACGAGCTCCATGTTGAATTTTAAGCCCGCTGCCATTCCTTCAGGACCATAACCAAACATTCTTCCAAATGTTATTCCGCCGGCGCCGGCTTCACCATACATACCACGCATTTCTTTGCGCATTTCTCTAACAGATCCAGCAGCTGCTTTACCTGGCCCAGATCCGATATCTCCCAGGGTTTTTCGAACTTCTTCTAAAGCTTGCAAAAATGCCGGTGAGCCCATTTGATTTGACATCTCAACAAGGCCTGAGAATATCTTGAAGGGAATCGATAAAATTGCCTTACCGACATTGAACAAACTTTTGGCAAATGATCCAACAAGTCTAACAGCTCCACTCATTACATTTTTTAATGCGCCAAAGCTCTTTCTTAGTCCCTTGATAAATCCAACAGCACCTGCAGCCATCAAAGCTTTCTTATTCATTGCTTCAAATGAATCAGCAGAGTCTTTTGCAGACTTATTTAGATCCCCCATCGAGCGGCCGGCTGTGGATGCTTTCTCAGCTGTTTGAGATAGACTATTATTTATGCCATTTAAACGACTTTCTAAACCATCGAGCTCTTTACACTCAAGTGCCTTGCATAATTCTTTAGCTAAGCGTGCCTGCTTGTTAAGGGAACTAGCATTCTTTTCAAGCAAAGATTGCCTGTCAGCTAAAGCTTTATTTATCTGACGTTGAAGTTCTAATTGTTTACTAAGATCTGCCATTACATTCGTACTCTGTAGTAATTATACAGCCACATCAGTGTGTGGAAGACAGGCACTACGTAAATCTTCTGAGTTTGGCTGGTGTATTAGGTCTTGCCATTCCCATCATTGCTCTTGTCTCTGGATCGTTAGTATGGGCAGCCCTGCTATTTGCGTTTTCACCCTTCTCGTTTGCTCTCTTGAACTCTTCATTAATACGATTAATAAACCACTTTCTTTGCCAAAGTGGGAGTCTAAAGGCTTCTGAATACGTGAAGCCCATATAATACATTAGCAGAAAGATCTGCTCAAG